CTAATTGAGCAACAACATTCGCAGCGGTTACTCCACCACCTACTGCACCTACATCCGTAACGGTTGCGTCTGCTGTAAGTAATTCGGTGAATCCTCCAAACTCTCCTGCGTTTGCGGCAGCTCCGTTCCAAATAGATTGCTCTGTTTTTTGAGCTACCTTAGAAGAAACGTGACCAATTAAGAAATCTGCAAAAGAAGGGGGTAAGCTATCAAAAGCTGATAGTCCCATTGAAGCAGCTTCCCAATCTCCTTGGAAATCTTTCTTACACAATTGTAAATTTACTTGTTGATAGTCCGGTTGAATAGTCCTTTCTGTTAATGTAATAGTAGAGGTAGGATCGAAATCACAACTCGCATCTTTTACAAGACCATCCGTTGATACTTTCTTTATTACTTCTTTAAATTTAATATTTGGCTTAACGGTAATTAAACCGTTGTCCAAAGTTGAACCGCTTAAAAGTGCTGCAGATATATATTGTCCTGCAAATTCGCCAGCGTACGTTGTAGTTAATGAATTCGTTGTTGCCATTTTATATTTCTTTTATTTATTAATTATTATGCTTCAGATGCCCAGATTCCGTCTCCTCCTGTAATGTACCAGTCTGTAAGTGATACAGCTTTAAGAGTGCACCAGTCGCCTTTATTTGCTGTCGCCTTAGTGTTGATCCAATCTTTATTGTTTACACCTCCAGAAGAAACTGCAGCAACCGCTCCGTGAATTGCATCTGTTGCAGCAGGTGAGATTGTAAGAATATTATTACCGTCTGCACCGGTATTACGAAATGTAAATTCAGCTCCTATATTTTCTGCCGTGATTGCAGGAAGAGTTAGAATCTTTGCGTCTGTAGCAATATTAAATTCTACTCCTGCGTCATTCGTTTTAATATCTTGAGTAGTGGTCAAAGTTTCTTGCTTTGATCTCGCTCGTAATACGCTGTTACTTGTTGTTATTGTTGTTGACATTTTCTATTTATTTAAAGTTTGATATTTTTTGCATAACTCTGTCTAAAGTATTATTGCTCCTTTTTTGAGAATAAAGATTTTTCTTTTGCTCTGGCTTTGCTTCCGGATTATGTTTTATTGGAGCAGCAGCAGGTTTCGAAAGCTCAGCTTTTAATTCAGCATCACCTTCAACTACTTCCTCCACTACATCCTCGACAATAGGCTCAAGCATTTTTTTAATTTCTTCTACAACTTCCTTAACCTCTTCAAGTTCTTTTTTAGTTGCATATCCCATCTCTTCTTCTTTCTTTTCGTCTTTTTTCTCATCCTCTACTTCTAAAGACTCTTCTGCAGGAGCTTCTTCTGATTCAGCAGGAGCGTCTCCTATTGTATCAATAATTCCATCTTCGGTAATTTTTAATATTTTACCGTCCTCAAGTTCGTATTCGCCAACTGGCAATGAAACTTTCTCATCATCTGTAACAATAAAAACCTCACTACCCGGCTCAAAGCTTTCAGACTCCAATACGGTTCCGTTTTCTAAAGTCATTTTGGCAAGCTTTACCTTTTCAGATAATTCCACCCCCAAAAGTGTTTTAATTTCTTTTAACATTTTTACTGGATTTTTCATATATGTATTACGTTTATTGATTAATAAATTTGCATTTTCGTTTTAATTAGCTGCTTGACAAATTGTGCAATTATTGTAAGCGGTTGCTTTGCTTATTTCAAAGTTTCCGTTATTTCTTGTCGCAGTAATAGTATAGCAATCTGTATGGTTATGATGTACAAATTCTAAGTAATAGACATTGTTTACAGTTAGTTCAAGATCGTGTGTGTGTATGTGCTTAGTCCCTCCGTTACAATTAGTAGCAGTATAGTATCTTGTAACAGAAGTTTTAGTAACGTTTCCAACTCCTTGAGAAAAAAAGCTGCCATCACAACATTCGATTGAGTAGGTTAACTTATCCTTACATAAACAACCTCTTCGCCCTCCCTTTGGACTCGGAATCCTTCTGTCATTATAATCTGCCATTATTTTATCTTAACACAATTAGGAACCTTTTGACCGTCTTTCATTTTAAAGCCTATCATTTCGTATCCATCCCAACAAGGTTCTTTCAATTCTTCAAGAAGATTTATTTCATCTTCAGTAAATATTTTTGTGATTTGATCTATTAATTCAGACGCTTTTTGATCTTCTGAAAGCTCATCTTTTATACCCTTATCTTTTGGGGACTCTATTTTATCAGCAAAGTATCCCTCAATACTGAAGCCTTTTACCAATCCTGTCTTCACATAGTCATTCCATATATTATCGTTGTCTACTTTAACCGTACCCATCCAAGTTCCTATTGGCACTTCCATATTATATTTTGCAGACTTATCGTGTACCATATCTTCTTTAATCCAACTTTCAACTAGAGTTAATCCTTGAATATTCATCCGGTGTTCTAACGTACTGTTTTTTTGATTACCGCTTTTAAGGTACTTTTGAGACGCTTTAAGAACCGTATCCCTTGAGAAATAGATATAATACTCTTCCTCTCCATTCTTTCTGTAGATAGGCTTATTAGGAACCAGTAAAGCTCCCATAAGTATCTTCTTTTCTTTGTCTACTTCGGCAAGTTCTATTGCTTTTTTGTCTTTTAATGCAATAAAATCTTCCTCTATTGCAGGATTTTCAACAATACTAATGGCTTCAATGCCGTTAAACTCGTCTTGTTCATCTAAAATTAATTCTACTATCTTCATAATTTATCCTATTGAGGCTCCTTCTATTATATTACGTTCTAATGATTGTGCATTTGTTATTTCGTTACTTACAACAAAAGCTTTTACAGGTTGATTTTCACTTTGTCCTATCGATTGAGCTAATTGATTCGTTTCAGAGGCTCCTACAATATTAAAATCTGGTGGTGCTGACGCTCCTCTTCCTCCAGTCATACCGTCTATTGATGATGTGGGTGCTTTAGCAGAGCTTAGTGCACTTTTAATAGACATAATAATTCCTGCGCCTTGAGCAGCGTATCCTATTAACATAGGAATGTTTGCAGGAAATCCTATTTTAGCAGTTTGTGCAGTTCCTTCGGCTACAGCTACCATAGAACGTGCAGCAGCTTGTGTGCTAAATGCTACCGTCTTACTTATTTCCATAGCTAACTCTTGAGCTTGTTGAATACCTTTAGCAACTAACAATGCCTTTCCCACTTTACTTTCAGCGCCTACCATACCAATTAAATTGTCTAGCATACCGGCTCGAGCAGACTTAACGACTTCATCTTGCCTGTCTCTTTCCGCTCCTAAAAGTTTTCCCTTCTCTACAAGTGCTATAAATTCGGGATCATTCATAGGATCGTCATCAAACTCTTCTGCAATTCCTACGCTATCCGGATCAAACTCATCGGGAAGTTGTGCCTTAGTAAATGCCTCAGCAAAAGTAGTACCGGCTTCTTGTCCCATTTGCTCATAAAAAGAATTCCTAATATCATCAGCTTCTTGTTCTAATTGCCATTGTAATTGTAGATCTGCTAGAGTTTTATTCCTAGAGTCCATATAATTTTTAGCAACTAACTCTCCGGCTTCTTTAGACTTTCTGGCTCTCAATACTAATAATGCCGTTTCTGCTTCTGTATATCCTTCCTCACCCTCTACAAGCTTCTTAAGTTTCAACTCGGCAAGTTGTATTTCTTGATCAATAGTTTGTTGACCGAAAGCTCCTAGAACCGCAATAGCTCTTTCCAAATCTAACTCATCTTGTGCGTCTTTTACTTTACCTAAATTCTCAGCGTAGGTTTCGGCTTGTAAGGCAGCAAATTTAAATGGATTCCCTAGAGACTTAACTAAGTTAAAAAAGCTCTCAGTCGTGCTTACAACCCCGTCAGTCATTACTGAAAGATACTTCGAGAAAGCTGCTGTCAATCCAACTACTCCTGCCGTAATTAAAACCACCGGGTTAAGCAACATTGCAGCGTTCATTCTTAGTTGAGCCTTAGTAACGTTTTTAAGATTGCTTCCCATTTCTTTTAAAGCTTGATACCCTTGCTCTATTGTTCCTGCCCACCCTCCGGTAACTTGATCTAATAGCATTATTGTATTTGAGCTTTGTACATTGTCACCGTCTAAACCTCTTACCGTTTGTGCAGCATTAGATTGTTCTAAGCTTAATTCTTTTAAGGACATTTTTTGATCCTCAATACTATCAGTTAAATGATCAGTTTGTTTTGTCAAGGATCTTTGAGCAGCTAAACTTGTTTTAGAAGTTTTCTTTTGAATCCTTTCGACTTCTTGCAGCTCTTTCTCAAGCTCAATAAGTATTTTCTTTTGTTCTTGAAGCGTATCGTTTAAAAAATCTAATTCCTTTTGAGCGTCTTTAGAATTCGCCTGTATTTCTATTTCATATTTTTGGCTCATAATTTCTCACGTATTAATTGTATTGAAGCTTCCTTTATGCTTTCCGGTAATTTGTTTTTCCCTAATGCTATGTCAACATACTCTCCTTTAATATTTTCAACTCGAGCTAAGGCTAACAATTCTAATATATTTTGTATCATATTTTTTGTTTAAGATGTGGCTATTATATCTCCAGTCCAAGACAACGGGCCAAGTATATTGTTTTGACCGCCATTAGTATTAGTTCCGGTTATTGAAGTTGCTCCTTTTATATAAATTCTAGGAATACCCTTAGAATCATTATCCCATTTAATTTCTGCATTTGAAATATTTCCTGCCGCAAAAAATCCATCAGATCCTGCTGCACTAACATATTTAAAGGTTTGTGTAACCGGATGATAAGTTCCTTGAGATGGATCATAAACACTAGCAAACCATTCTACTACTTGTTTTGTTTTGTCAATAGGAAGAGGTTTGGAACTATTTTCAATTACAATAAAAGTAACTCCTTGCAAGTCCAATGGATCTGAACTACGAGAAGCTCTTCTAGTTAGTGACATAAAAGTTGTTTCTCCTCCGTTTGGATAAAGATAATTTCTTATTCCATCACCGCTATTGTTTCCGAATTGAGGTTGAGCAGACGCAACGGTTGAAACTGTTCTAACAGTCGAGGAGCTAATCGCATTTCCAACACTTCCTATTGCATTAGTACTGGCATAAAATCTCCAAAAAACTGTAGCAGGATGAGACAATCCGCTTAACGTATAGTTAACAATCTTAGGTACAGTAAAAAATGAAGTAGCTGCAAAGGGAATATTACTAACTCCGCTTGTGGCTTTTATAGCATTAAAATCAAAAATACCAGATACAGCATCTTCTAAATGACTTTTAGTATTTGAATATAAAAATCCATATTCAGTAATTTTTTTTGTGTCTCCTACTTTCCCAAACTTTGTAATTTGATGATTAAAAAACACGGAAGTATTAGTTGGAATAGTGACTTGGTAATCTTCAAGTTTAGGAGCTTTAACGGGTAAAGGAGTATTATCATAAACCGGATCCGGATTGTTATCGGGAATAGTATTTGGTATTCCAGTTGTAATGTCTGGTATTAAAAAATCAGTACTACATCCTATACTTGTTCTTAAATCAATATTATCGGCTCTATAATTAGTAGTGTCTGCAGTAGTACAATTTAATTGCACCGCAGCCATAGTTTTAAAAGACACCTCTTCAAATATATTTGTTAATTCAATCGTACTTAAATTGGTAGAAAAATTTGTTGTGATCTTATTTATTCGATACATATTATCAAACACAATAATTTTGTCGGCTAAACTAAGGTTGAATATTATTTCGATTGGCAAAAACGCTTTTATGTTTGTGATGCGTTTCCTTTGATCAAACATATCTTTTACATAATCCTCATAGTACGTTTTGAATAGAGAGGTTGTTTCCGGTAATCTATTGAACTCCTCATACTCCTCATTAAAGTTTAGGGTTTGTCCAGTAGTGTTAAAAAGTCTTAGTGAGCTTATTGTATTAAAAGGCATAAAACAACTGCTTACGGCAGCCGTAGTAGATCCATCTAACTTCAATACATTAATAGAGGAAACGGTTTTGTTGGCATAAAAAATTAATGGCTCTCCCAAATAAGGTGCTTGCTTTTTATCTACTGAATAACCGTATTGAACATTACTGTTAGCTCCTATCACACCGTCATTTGTTACAAATAAATGCTCGTATTTAAAATGCTCAAAAGGAATTTCTATAGTATAGTTTTCTCCATCAAATTTCTCAGTTGCTTTGTAGTCTAAAGAACCCCACTCTGAGTTTGCAATCTCGTTATGATTGTTTGCTAAAAAAGTTCCCGTTCCTTTGTATTTAAAATTAATCTCTTTAAAAGGCAAAACTGAATCAACGGAAGTTTGAGACTTATCAAGGTGCTTTGTTATGTCCCATATTTTTGTGCTACCGTCAAAAAATTCATTTAACTCTTTTACTTCTATTACACCGGAAGAGTTCTGAAGTGCAGTAAGATTAAACATCTTAAATAATCCTGTAAGAAAATCAATAATTTTCATATCTGGAATTAAAGAAGTAATGCTTAATTCTTTATCAGTAGAAAACGATGCGGTTCCGTCAAATATAATCTCTCTCTTTTTGTTAAAAATCCCTCTTCTCTTTTGTGTTATTCTAATGAACACAATATAAGTTGATGAGGTTTCTGTCTCTATAAAAAAAGTATAACTACCGCTTACAATTTCAATTGGCACTACTCCGGTTGTTGCAGATGCTCCGTTGGCAGTTTCTCCGGTTAAGCCGTCATATCTTTGAAACTCTTCGCCATTCTTTTTAACAACTAAATTATAAGATGCGTTTCCAGAAGGTGTAACAAGTACTTTAGCTTCTCTCTCAAGGTTGTTTTCATTAAACTTACTTTCAAAACTTTTACTAGTAACTCCAGATATATCTGATACATCTCCTATGATATTACCAAAAGACCCAATTGGATATTGAGCATTTTGATTTTGAAATAAAGCACCTTCTTTATTGTGCAACCACATATAGAGATTGTAAAATTCAAAATTTGTAGTTGAGAAAAATTCATCGCTAAAAGTCAAATTGTAACCGGCTTGATTCTCAATTGCTTTTATTATTGCGTGTAAACGTATTGCAGGTTTTAGTTCTGACAAAGGCATCCCGTAGTTTGAAGACGTTCCTGCATTTCTGTTTGTGTTTTTTACAGTTGCTGTATTTGTAACAGAAGTATTGCTATCAAAGATTAATCTGGAGGTGTGAGTTATTAAAGGAAAAATTACAGCATCGTCAATAGTTCCTCCAAAAAAGTTTACATCTTTTCCATTAGTCATATAATCTATGACGTTTGCTGAATTGTAATCAAAATCGAATAATCTTAATTGATCTAAATTACTCAACTTATCCTCTCCTAAAACGTCCTTAAGATTTACTATGTCACCAAAGAAAGTTAATCTGTAGGTATGCGGTTCATTATTTTTTAAAGTAACACCTTCAAATTTTATTTTCCCTTTTTTAAAAGGTTTGTAATTAAGGAATAATTCAGCTTCCTTTTTAGTTCGAGCGTCAAACCCTACAATATTAAAGTTGTAGAAATGTTTAAATATTTTATTGTTTTCTTTAGAAGCCGGTACGTTAAAGGTTTTTGTAAAATCTGTGAATATTCTACTTATATCTTTTATGTCTTGTATAGATTGCGTTAAAGAGACGCTCTCATCTTTAAACAACTCTACTTGTTGACCGGATATAAAAAGCTCTAATTGAATCATTATCTAATATTGTTTATCTTATCAAAAGCGAATGCAAAGTCAATTGTGTAGTTTATTAATTTATCATTCAATACGGTTTTAAATTGTAAAGATTTAGATCCCGGTAATACTGGTAAAGTTTTATTCTCATATCTTATCCATACGTTTTCGCTTAAGTATAACTCTTCAATTGTTTGGTTCATATCCTCTTTTACGAATCCAGTATTAAGCGTCAATTTTGTTTTACCGTTTACATTATACCTTGTGCTTTGACCTTCTGAAGTAGAATAGGTTGAAGCTGTGTTTGTAACGATATTACGTTTAAAAGTTTCATCACTTATTGACAATAACTCTGTGGTTTTCTTAAAGAAGTATAAATCTTGAAACGCTCCGTACTTATTTGCAAATGTAATTTTGTGTGGAGTTTGTTTTGGTTCGCAAATATTAGATATTGTTATGGTTTTTAAAAGAGTAGAATCATCAGTCGCATAAACTTTAATTGTGGAACTATTAGCCGGTACAGTTAAGTATTGTATTTTTTGGTTAGTATTACCATTATCTGTTATTTGAGTTGTAGCAGAGTCTATTATCACCTTACCCACTCCCTCAGCAAATATTGGAAACTTACCAACCGTATCTTCTAATATGTAAACATTGTTAGAACTTATTAATGCGTCTCTTGAAAGTTCCGGGTTAGTGCCGTCCTCAAAATACCCATAACCATCCGTTGCTATAAAAGTAAATTCTTTCGGATTGTCTACTGTAAAAGGATTGTCATCTGTATCAAAAAAAGTGACGATTGCCTTAACCCATTTTGTGTATGAGATATAATCATCATTAAAACTTAACGTTAGATAATCCCGAACAAGCTCACCTATTTCAATAGTAATATTGTTATGCGTATCTATTCTCGATTTTAATATTTCATAGTTTGGCGTTGTTGGAGCCGTAGTGTATATACCATCGTAGATGTATAATTCTAATTGTATTCTTTTTAGTGCCATTATTATAGATTTATAGTTGCTCCGTTTCCTCCGCTTAAATCACAATTTGTAATTGCCACATCAATAACTATTCCTACGTCAGATATTTGTATATTATAAAAAGATCCAACTCCAATACCTGCTCCCGCACTTACGCTTGAAGTATTTACAGCATAGTATCTTTCTTTGCCCAGAAAAGGACTTCCATTACGGCATATTTGAGATCCCATTAAAGTAACTATACTTGAACTAGTGGATGTTACTGCGGTTTTTGTTGCCCTTGTATTATCACAAAAGTTATTTTGTTCTAAAACTCCTGCTGAAAGAAAGTAATTGTGACCTCCACAAATACCAATTGCTGCAGGTTGTATTACTGCTTTAGTACAATTTACCGTAGCACTTCCATTGGCTCCTGCATAACCTGTAGGGATTAATATTTGAAATTCTATGTCTCTTGAAGTGTTTGTGGCAACCGTAGTTCCTAACCAAGGAACCGTAGTAAAACTTTTTACAGTTCCAACTAAAGCTTTGCCAATATTTATACTTCCATTTGTGCTTATAGATTGACTATGTAATCCTACAATTCCACAAGTTAAAGTTGGTGCAGAGGTTCCGGGTTGTGAAAAGTCAATAGGACAATTAACAAAAGCTCCGGCATTTGAATAACCTGCAGGCACTAATATCTTAAAAAATATTCTTACAGGTTGTACAGAGGTTCCTGTATTTGCACTTACGCTAGTTATTGCAGTTCCATCAGACGTTGAACTTCTCTTATTTATACTTCCATCTGTTTGTGGATCCGTTATTGCTCCGGCTTGACTTATAGCTCCACCGGTTGGAGGATTTGCGCTACAACTAAATGCAGGACTGCCTACTACGTTTATTGTAAAAGCAATAGGCTGTACCGCTTCGCACGTTGTGGGATAATTTGCATCTCTACCTAAAGCATAAACCTTTCCTGTACCTCCTATATTATTAGAAGATAATGTTAATGTGCTACCGCTTATAGCAGTTGTTATTAATACAGGAGTCGTGTTGGTTACAGCGTATGCACTCTCTCCGTTAAACTTTCCGCTTAGATCTATGCTTACAGTTGAGCCTCCACTATTTAAAGTTTGGTCGGGTATTGTTCCCGAATTGGTTACGGTAGTAGTACAACTAGATGCTATAGGTTGAACAGCCGTTATTGAACAAACGAAATAAACATCTGTAGTGTTTGTGAATCCAATAGGTATTCTAATTGTTACTGCAAGAGTTCTAGTCGTTGCACTTGATACAGTTGCATATTTTTGATTAGCAAATCCGGAATCACTACTTGTAAATGAAAATAAAATTCCTTGCGATAAAGTTGGAGGAGTTATTATCCCTTGATTGTCTACAATAAACCCTTGCAATTGAGCAACGTTACAATCAAATGAAGGGGTAGGTTGTACCGGTTCAGTTAAGTTTAAATAAAAAGGACTTCTTACATTTATCTTTGTACTCATAATATTTTACTTTGTTGTGTATCCAAAAAAATCATCCATATCCAACCCGAAAGATTCAAGCACTTCAATAGGCAATCTTTCAAAAGCTTCCTCGAATGGCTTAGTAAAAAACAAACTCGGCTTAATTCCTTTTTTGTAAATGCTCCTAGCAAATAAGAATCCTATTGTCTTATAGTTTCCTTTTTGAAATCTTCCCTTGCTGTCTCTTAGTCTTATATTCTTTAATTTTGCCCAAGCTGCTATTGCATCAATATTAGGCATCTTACCTTTGAATGAATAAGGAGTAGAAAATGCACTACGAATCCCGTTAACCCCTTTATCTTGAAACGTTCCATAAAAAGGCATTTCGAATTTTACATCAATACTATTTGCAGAAGTGTGTACTTCTCCTGCTAAACCGTTGTAGAGATCCCCAGAAGCTTTCTTACCGGCTCTTGTTAGGTTATACTTAGATTGACCTATAACATAATCTCTAAAGCTCTCTAAAGCCTTCTGTGTGTTTTCTAGTCGCAAGTTGATATATCGTTATTGGTTAATACATCAAAGGTGCAAGTCCATCCTCCTACTAAATTCTCAAATCTATCAACGAAAGGCTCGCAACTCGGGTCACCTTCTATTTGATAATTACCAGAGTATAAGTCTCCTCTCTTCATCTCAAGTACCAATCTATTTTGTACTGCTAGTTGTGTATTTAAAACGTCTTGTAAGTTGTTATTGCCATTAAAGATATCTACTACCTCATCTTTACTTTGATCTACAACGTCCATTGATAATACGCTTACGTTAAAGCTTACTGTATTTTGTGCGAAGGTTACGTTATTTATCATAATATGTGACAACGGGAATATAGTCTGCTTACTTAAATCAATATCACTTATGTTTCCAAACGTTACTGTTTTGCAATTATGATCCGCTAAGAGTTGATCTTTTATTGTGTCAGTAATTTGGTAAAACGCTCTAGTTCCTTGTTGACTCATTATCTTTTGTTATTCTTTTTAATCTCTCTAATTTCAATTTCTGTTTTCTCCTTCATAAAGGATAGCATTGTAAAACACTCGTAAGCTTTTAGCTTTGTGATATGTTCAAGTCTTTCAATATTTCCTGCAGCGAGTGCATATACTGATTGATACCATCCCCACTTTGCTCCAAACGATCCTGCTGCTGAGGTGTCAACGTATTCGGAATGTTCCGATCCAAATAATTCAGGGTAAGACTCAACAACTCCTTGTTTAAATGATAAAAAAAAACCATACTACTTAGTGCTACGTCTAACGGCATATACATCATTCTCTCTTGATACTTACTCCCGTCATAAGTTTCTATTTGGTATTTGTCTTTTACTCGTGTGGTGACTGGTCTGTATAAAACCGCCATAGCTTTGTGCATATTTTCCCAATCTCCTAAGTAGTTATCAAGGTCAATATACTCCCCTAAAGAAATGCTGTCTAGATCTGGAATAAATCCATATTCTTTTCCTCCTAAAGTAAAGCGTTCTATCAATCCCGTTTTTGTTGTGTCAAAGATTTCATTTAAGTGATCCGTGATTTTTAAGACATCGCTGTATTTTATTGTAGCCAAATCTCTCAAATCTACGTTGCAAAAAATTTCAATTTGCTTTTGTAATAAAAAACTAGATCCTTCATTCTCTGGTGTGTTAATCTTTACGAAACGTTGGTATTGCTCTAATGAGATTTCACGAGTGGAATCCGGGACATCTATTTGTAACTTCATATGTACATAACGATTTTAAAAATAAGTTTATAAAAAAAGGGATAGCTTAATGCTACCCCAATTTACAACAAATCAAAACAAAAAAAGATTTTTACCTAATCACTTTTCCACATAAAGGAATACACTCAGACATCACAACCGTACCCTTCCGGTAGGTTTTACCCTTCAACAAAAGATCTTCGCTTAAAGGCTCTTCAATCCTCCCGTAGTAACCGGATTTATTTCTGTCCGGTGTGTCTATTCTTTTTGATCCGATATATTTCCTATTAAAATAATAATCAAGATGCCACCCTAGTTCTTCAAATATCATAATTCTAATTCTTTTAATTTCTTACCTAACTCTAAAAGAGCAACGAGAATATCTTCCCGGTCATAGTGTGTAGCAGTTCTATACTCCACCCTAGCTTGTATCATTTCTACATCAGCCATTAGGCTTCCGATTTTTTTGGCATTAGCCATACGTGCATCTAAATCCATAATTATTTATTTGCTTTTAAATACGCTCTAATTCTTTTAACGTTTTTAAGCAAGTCTACTTCTTTTTGATATAAAGTATCTAAAGCGACCTCATCTCTAATCAAGGCTCTTTTAAGATCCTTAATGTATTCTTGTTCATTACTTTCTTTTATCATAGTCGTGTTTTTAAGTTATTTTGTTTTTAGCGTTTGCAATATAGCATCGGTGTATTCTTTATCAGTCAAACTACCTTTATCATATAATTTTTTTAAGGCAGCTATCACTCTACTAGAAGACTTAGAGATTTCATTAGTTTTATACATAGTCGTGTTTTTAAGTTATAAAGCTAAGATACTAAATAAAAAGTTATTAACCTAATTCGTTAATAAGAATCTTTTTTGTATCTTCCGTATATGAGAAAATCAAAATGTATTTTATGTAACGTAGAGTTTGAAGGATATGGACACAACCCTGCCCCCCTACGTGATTATGGAACTTGTTGCAACAATTGTAACGATAGAGTTATTCAATATCGAATATACAAAATTAACGAACTGCATAACGTCCATAGTTAGGACGGGATAATTTATTGTACAGAGCGTAACGGATTGCATCGATACTATGGTTGTAAGAATCTACCGGATCGTTTAGCACAACTCCATTCTTATCTTCCTTCCATTTGTAATTCCTAAACTCTTTTATTGTGTTTGTGCTTTCTTTGGTTATGAATAAAGAATATCGTTTCATCATATCAATTCCTATGTTAATTGAATCCCTTCCTTTTGTTGCCGGTTTAACGTTCCATCCAAATCTGTGAATCTCATCGATACTCTTCGGCTCTGCACTATCGGCATAAATCTCATCTCTTCTGCCTAGTCCTAATCTTTCTAACTCATTCACAATGTCCCGGTTAGTCATTCCCGTTCTATAAATGTGTTCTTTAAAATACAATTTTGTATCGTGTTTGTAGACAGAAACTAATGTCGTTGGATCATTTGTATATCCAAAATCCATACCATAAGATAAAAATTTGGCTTCCTCCGGTATCGATTCAATAAGCTGTGACTTAAATATAAGGCTTCTACTCGCACCAACTTGACCTAAGCCATAGATGTTCCAATAGTTTTCATCGGTGTCTCTAAGCCTCTCAATCTCTTTCTTTATTTCTGGAGCTAGGAATGGATTATCCTTATATGTAGTAATGTAGAAATCAGCATCATCTCGTGTTTTAACCTTCTCATAAATCCAACTAAATTCGTCTGAAGGATTGTAATCAATTATAATGCGATCTTTAGTTCTGAATACTAACTGCTGCCAATCTTCCCAAAACAATTCGTTTGCCTCATTAATAAATAAAATATCTCTCTTTCTTCCTCTTACTTTTTGAGGCTGATCTAATGATATAAATTCGACAAGGTTTCCGTTTAGTCTATATTCAGCGCTTGACTTATTATGCTTTGTCTCATCGTATAGCTCATAGGTTTTTAAAATCTCCAGAAAATCTCTCATTGCTGAGGTTCTTAATGCCGGGTAAGTTTTACGTGCAATAGATATTGTTTTACCTTTTTGCTTTAAACAAATGGCAAAGATAATCCACATAAGAATGTTATATGTTTTGCCGGATCGAGTACCTCCTTGCTCAATAAGGATCCTCTTCTTTGAATTTTCAAGATGTCTAAATACAATATTAGTCTTGAGTACCTTCATCTATTATTTCAACTCGGAAATGATTGTTTGCGTTCATATCAATTTCTTGACGTTCTACGTATCCCCTATGCTTTGCTTTTGATTTTAAATAAAACATAATGGACGCTTCTTTTTTGTCTGCTATGTTCTCGAATAACTTAGACTCTACATAATCAATAGTTGCTTCTATAATTGACCTTGCTTCTTTATCGTAATCCGAATCTTCTTGAGTCCATCTGTAATGAGTTTGCCTAGAAATATTGACTTTCTTACAGGCTAATGAAACGATCCCTAAGCTATTTTCTAATGCTTCGATCATCTTCTTTTTTAATATGTCACTTTTGTCACTCATTTTTATTTATTTATCTTATTGTATTTTTTTCCCATTTCCTTTATACGTAAAGCTTGAAAGGTTTTTCCCTCTTTTAAAAGTCGTTTTAACAATCTCTTATGTTCTTTAGATCCTTTCACTAAACTATTGGCACTTTTTTCCGCATAGTCGTTTTTCAATTTACCTGTTTTATGATTTAAATTAATGAGACTTTTTTCTTCTATTGGTATAAATTTCATTATATATCTTTTTTATCTAAGTTAAACTCTTCATAACAATGTGGACAGGTTACAGTTGTCTTTTCGTTTTGAGGTGCATCTTTGAATTTATTTTCCATTTGATACTCTTCCGCTTGATACTCTTCTTGAGAGGTATTTGTGATGTTAAACCCTACCTCGTCATTTAACCAATTTC